ATTGAGAAAACAAAGATAATGCAAGAAACTATCTGAATTGCATTGCATGTTATTGATACAATGTGAATTGCATCCATCTACTACCCCCAAAAAAACCGCCATCAGGCGGCTTGGTGTTCTTTCAGTTCTTCAATTCGAATATTGGTTACTTCTGCATGTGCTATCTGCGCCCACAGCATCCAGTGGTCATAGCAGTCATTGATGTTCTCTGCTTCGATAACTCTGTTGAATGGTTCTCCATTCCATTCACCTGTAACTCGGAAGTGCATTTATCATCTCCATAAAACAAAACTCGCCGTAGCGAGTTCAGATAAAAGAAATCCATCAATTGGTTAGGGTATTTGTAATTCTACGAATTATGTTGTTTTTTAGCTTCAGCTTTCCATTCATCAAAGGCAGTGTCTTTGTTCATGGTGCTGATATTGATCTTACGGTCAATATCATATACACGCCACTCACCGTTAGGCCTCTCTTCGCATCTAACTAAGTATGAATTGCCATTAATATCTATGCGTCTGTCTATTTGCATGAACATTTTCAATTTTCGAATCCTCTTTAATATGCATTTTTTGCTATTTCAGTAGTTTACTATTGATGAGGCGTTATTATACACACTTCATTAATGCAAGCATCTTTATGCTATGCTACTAATTTAGCCATCAATATTCACCTTTATCGCGTACACCTTTACCGGTTTATCGCCGAAGTGCGGATGTGTGATTGTCTTGATTTCATAGCCGCCATACGGAACGTCAATTCTGCGGCTGGAATCGTCGCGCTTCGGATATCCCTTTGTGATAATCAGGCGGTCATACTTACGGTTAACGAGGCGCTTATTCCAATAGTCATTACACAGGCGATACTCTTCCGTTTTCTCTCTGCGAATCATGGCATCGAAGTATTCACCTTTGACGGCAAGTTGCAGGTTAGCCACGGTTAACCTCCTGCGGCGGTTCCGGTAGCGGCATCCAGAACAAGGCGTTCCCTAACCACGATAAAGTGCCGTCGCTCAACTCCACGTATTCCCCTTGTACCTGTCCTGCCATATACTCGCCGTGCTTTGAATAAATTAAAATCCAATCATCTTGAGGGGGCATTCGCTCACTACAGCTTATCCAACTATCCGGAGTTACCGGAGAATTGCCATTTACCAAGTCAGCTCGAACATATAGCGTGTCATCATGGTGCTGATTGTGGCTGCACCACGTTAATTCGCTTAACTCGCCATCTTCTGGCCATACTCCAGCTGTTTGCAGCCAGATATGGGCTGGCGCATCTTGGCAAGGTGTATTAACTGGAAACTTGTAAGTTTGGCTTACAGGTTGGCTACCCTGAAGCATAGCGGCGCGGCAGGAGTTCCAGCCTCTCACCTCTGCAATAGCGGCAACAGCATCGACCGCGTACATTTTAAGAGGGTTAGGCATTGGTTTTTCTTCAGGTACTACTGGCACTGGAGGGGCGGCATAAACAGGAATAACGTCCGATTGATCTTTATTGCTTTCATCCGTTAAAGCCCAGAATAATTTCCCGGCCGGATGTTTGAAAATATAAGCAACTGGATCTGCTTCCAGCGCTGCCAGAGCAATTCGTGCCAGTTCTTCCGCTTCTTCTGCTGGCAGTACAACGTTGCTACCAGGTCCGTATGTTTCGTGCCACTGCTTGATTGTCAGCAGTCGCTCTTTGGTAATAGTGGTCATTTGTTAATCCTCAAAACTTTATGCCCGGGCGCAAAAGCACGTGTTTTGTCTTTACTTATTCGCCACCCGTCTTTACGGGCCTCTTTTGCACAACCAGACCATGACGTACCGATATACTCACCGAAGTCTGGCACTGGATATACACCTTCCGTACACTGGCGGCAGTCACAATAGAGATGCATGGTGTAACTTGCAGCGATAGCCATATCACTCTCCTTTGATGCCAATGTTTACAGCCGGGCAAGCCTCTTTGAGCACCCAGTCAACAGCGTCTTTCCATGCTCCGGTTTCGACTGGCGGGTTCTCACGTTTTACCTGCTCATAAAAACGCACCGCTTTAATCAGTCCTTCCGGTACTACTGGCGATGGCTGTTTAGCTTCTAAATCAGCAATTCTGTCAACCACGGCATCTACAGCATCTGAAAAGCCGAACAAGTTGCTCCACTCCGGCCTATCCCCGGTTGCTGCAAAATACATATCAGCTAAAGCAGACTCAGCATGATCACGCTCGCTGATGAGTTGCTCTTCGCTTTTCTCCAGTTCAGCAATACGCTTACTCCCATCCGAGATAACACCTTCGTAATACTCACGCTGCTCGTTGAGTTTTGATTCAAGTTCACCGAACTTACGGACAAGATATTCAGCGTTTGTTTCGTTAACCTTTAAATCACTTGGGATGCATTTACCTTTCAGAAAACCATCCATCTCAATTAGTGACATTTGTTTCATTTTTTCCCACTCCGCCACATCGCATTCAGATATTTGTTTTGATTCACTGATGGAAAAGAATTTCTCTTAAGCAATTCCTCTCTCGATGGCATTGGCTTTACGCGTTGGCGAATAATCATTTCTGCCGGAAGAATGCCGGGATTGTATGCAAGTCCTCTCATGGTAAATTCCTCAGTCATTACTGATAGCGCCATAGCGTGAGCGGTAATTACGCAGGCGCGGGTCGATATATTCAGGGAAGTGGGTATATGTGGCTTTGCGGAATGGTCGGATTGATGTCTGGTAAATTCGCTCGCGCTCTTCTTTCTCTGCAAGCCATATACAGTGGCGAAATTCCTTTTCATCTTTCGTTTCCTGCGGTAGAGACATTATCCGATCGTAGTTTTTTCTGAATTTATCCAGCACCTCCGATACGGAATTGCCGGAACAGCGGCGCGGGTCATCCGCACCATACTGAGGCGCTGGCATGATTTTCTCCTGATTAAATTGCGTGAATAGCGTGACGAGGGAAGGGGAGAGTTACTGGTTCCTCGTCTGGGTAGATAGGTTTGTTATGTTTGTGCCACTCGACATGACATGACTTGCAGAGCCACATCACATCGGTTGGTTTGCTGTAGTCGCAGTGGTGCGCCTGTGGTTTACATTCTGATCCGCAGCACTCACATTGTGGTGGTCGGATTAGCTTACCGTCGCGCAAAAAATTACCCACGATGATGTGGGCTTTTCTTTTCCATGGGTTGCTCTGAATGAATCGCTTTTTGGCTGCGTTACACCGTTCTCTGCCGCGTTCCGATGATTGATATTCTCTCCTTGCTAATACTCGATGTGGCAATCCAGCGCGTTCTTTGTCGTATTCAGCCAGGCAAGCCCGGCAAGCGGCAGTTAATCCATCTCTGGATGCTCTTCTGATTTGAAAGTCCCTTTCTTCCTTCTGTTGATGGCATCTTGAGCAGATTTTCATATTCAGCTCCTAGAACGGAATATCCGAATCGTCGAAGTTCATAGGTGGTTCGCTGTGATTTCCATGCTGCTGAGGTTGCTGTCTTTGTTGCTGACCGTTATTTCGCTGAGGTGAAGACTGTTCATTGCCTCCTTGCTTGCCACCAAGCATTTGCATGGTTCCACCAACGCCTACGATAACTTCGGTAGTGAACCGATCCTGTCCGCTTTGATCCTGCCATTTTCTTGTCCGCAATTTTCCTTCAAGATAAACCTCAGAGCCTTTTCGCAGATATTCGCTGGCAATTTCTGCCAGTTTCCCGCTCATTACCACGCGGTGCCACTCCGTCTGCTCCTTTTGCTCTCCAGTTTGCTTATCACGCCATTGTTCTGACGTAGCAACGGTAAGGTTTGCAAATGCCGTTCCTGATGGTGAATATCTGATTTCTGGACCATGCCCAAGGCGACCAATAATGATCACCTTATTTACGCCTCTGCTTGCCATTTATGCCGCCTGTTTTAGTTCGTTAACTCTGATGTTCATTACCTGAACGCATTTAGCCTGCGCCTCCTCGTTGCCAGCCATTAATTGCCAGTCACGCTGATAACGCTCGATGAGTTTTTTCTTGTCAGTTTCTGTTGACGCATAATCGCTGAAGTCTTTCAGGATTTGCTCGCAGTCAACCGATGGAGATTTCTGGTTGGTATTTTCTGGTGATGGTTTGTTATCTGATGCTGGGATTGCCCATCCCGGCAGCGATGGAGGGAGCCAGTAAAATCCTGTTCCATCCTTGAGTTTTGCCCTGTGCCATCCCTGCTTTTTATCGAGAGATGTTTGTGCGAAACCTTCCTCAATGTTATACAGATACCGACCGATTCCCCACTGAACGGCAGCGCGCTTCATTGCACCGGAACGACCACCTTTGACGGCTTCTACCTGCGTGTTTTCAGCAGCATCCCATTTGGTTACCCATTCGGAATCAATCTTTATTGATATGCCGCATTCAACTCCGCCGTTGTTGGGAATATCGCGGTATTCATTGCGCCATCCTGCTTTGCCACAAACATCGTCCAGGCGTTTCATGATTGCCCTGTTCGTTACATAAGCCAGCACCATAGCCCATACCTTGCCATCGCGTGTTTTACCGCTTTGCTGTATTCGCCATTCGATATCTTCAGGGCAGAATGGCTCATCGAATTTGTTCAAATCCATAATTCACCTCAGAATGGACACGGCCCAAGGAAATAACGCTGATTTAATACTTCGACTCGGGACAAATTAAGGCATACCCGCATTCCTTCGCGGTCGCCATTATGGCGATACCAGAGAGCTTTCTGCGTGTACATGCGTCTCTGTAACTTGCTCTCCTTCACTGTGGTTGCAAGTGACATGAATATCTCCTTCGTTACCGATTAATTCTTTCATCTGACGAATGAATTCTTCGTCTGACCAGTTATCTGTAAAACTCATTTCCTGCGATACCACGGAATGTTGATCGCTGATTTCATCGCTTTATTTGCTTCAAGCCACATTTTGGAATCACCAATAAATCTGGCTATTACTGCTTTGTTTTGTGCTGCACGAAGCATCTGGTGATTGATGGCTATTTCATTGCGCATAACGCCTCCAGTTGTTTCTTTGCTGCTCTGATTAATTGTTTAACTCGGCGTGATAATTCAGATTCGTGCGGGTAGAAAGCGGACATGACGCCGCTACCCGCGAGCTGAAAGTGCATCATGGGTAACTCCTTATATTTGATTGCATAACGAAAATGCCTCTCGTGAAGCATTATTGGTATGCGGTAAAGCCGCGCTCAGGCGGCTACTCTATTTCTTCTTCGAATGATTTTATTAGTCGGTCAATAACATCATCCGTTTCAATATCATTTCCGTCTGATTGCTTTAATACATCTATTGATTCTGCAGCGGTAAATTCCATCGCTGTGAGAAACTCGACAATTGCACACTCAACGACATATCGTTCTTCATCTGTACGACATGAGATAAAAGAGTATTTAATTGCTGTTATTACTTTTTGTTTAAGCTCTGCAGGGTAATCAGTTTTTATCATCGTTTACTCCGTCAAAAAAAACTGCCCTCACATTGGAGGGCAAAGAAGATTTCCAATAATCAGAACAAGTCGGCTCCTGTTTAGTTACGAGCGACATTGCTCCGTGTATTCACTCGTTGGAATGAATACACAGTGCTTATTCGTCATGCATTTCAAGGTAATTCTTCGTATTCGACGCCCCATACGAGTTTACACCAAGTGACTCGCTCATATCTTTTACAAAAATCAGACCACATAACTTGTGTTCCATCATGGTTTGTTATTACTTCTGTAATATCACCAACACTAACAAACTGGTATTAGAAGCAGTTATTTTTACTTTCATTACTTATCCCCAAGAGCTTTTCTTATTGCTGCGAGACCTTTATTAACAGCTCCATACCATTCTGGATATGTTGTCGTTGTTCTATTTTTGGTTTGCTTAAGTAATAACTGAAGTGCTTCGAGAAGGTCAGGTGCTGCCGCTATTAGATTGGCATCTTCAATGCATTGAACTTCCTCACAGATTGCAATATACGAACGCCAGCCTGCGCCATTTTCAAGTGAGTCTGCCTGGATGATTTTAATCTCATCGCCATCCATCATTATTTCCCACTTACCTTCAGTACCTTTAAATTCCATGTTAGCCTCTGTTGTTTATGCCAAAAATAAAGGCCTCCATCAGGCAGCCTTGTTGTAAATGTTGCAGGTATCAAGTAAGTAATTAGATGGAGCGCCATAAATTATGAATTCATCGTTTGTCGGGTCCATCTCCATCTCTTGGCCTATTGCCATTCTTGCGTCAGTGTCATCAGAGGCAAAGCATAAAACAGCCCACGCACCCATTGTTTTAAAAAGAACTGCAATTGGCTGTGGTTTTACTGAATTTGCGTTAGCGCGAAAATCACAAATCGCACTTTCATGAAACTCCATATCTCACCTCAAATAAGTGGTTTGCTGCCTAATTTCATTTTCTGGCGACCAACACAAGTCACACCCATTTCACTGCGTGGCTTGCTGTACCATGTGCGCTGATTCTTGCGCTCAATACGTTGCAGGTTGCTTTCAATCTGTTCGTGGTATTCAGCCAGCACTGTAAGGTCTATCGGATTCAGTGCGCTTTCTACTCGTGATTTCGGTTTGCGATTCAGCGAGAGAATAGGGCGGTTAACTGGTTTTGCGCTTACCCCAACCAACAGGGGATTTGCTGCTTTCCATTGAGCCTGTTTCTCTGCGCGACGTTCGCGGCGGCGTGTTTGTGCATCCATCTGGATTCTCCTGTCAGTTAGCTTTGAGTAACGCGCCGTGATGCTTATCTCCACGGTTGCTGTCTTGCAGCTGCATTTCGCGCTATTCAAAGCTTTCTGCTTTGAATGCTGCCCTTCTTCAGGGCTTAATTTTTAAGAGCGTCACCTTCATGGTGGTTAGTGCGTCCTGCTGATGGCTTAAAATTACAAGAAAGATTGTATGTTGTAAACAAGAAATATTGTAAATGGAGGTGCAAAAAACAAACTCCATTGTTTTTAAACGGAAAATAGTTTGTTTTTGGGTTACTGAGATTGAGGTGGGGATTAGTGGTTGCAGGTTCCGACTACATCACCAACAAAGGATTTGGTTGATGTAAGTTGCTGCATGCCCGGGATATTCATTACTTTGGAGTAAAGAGCTTTTTTGTCTGTAGTGATTGACCAAGTTTCAACGGTTATTCCGCCACCAGACTGGTATTCTCCTACCATAGTGTTCGATGACAAAGCCGTGTATTTCATCTCTGGATAGACGCCAGTGATTGATTCATAAACCGATGATTTATCACCATTAATTGTTATGTGGAAAACGGAATCTTCCGTGCTGTCTTTTGTAAAGTCGTAACGATCGCCATTCATTGCCCCGTACCCGTGCAGGTTTGTGACAATCCAGCATTCAGAATTGGCGCTGGTAGTTAATAGTATTGAGAGTAGCGCCGCAATCCTGATCATACGAATTTTACCCTCGCTTCCACGACAACACCGATAATCTTGCAGTTCCCGTTGATTGGAGTCATAGGCCATGAAGGATTCAGGCCTTTCAGATACTTCTGCCCGCCATCTATAACCAGTTTCTTGAATGTTGCTTCGTTCGCGTCAGTCAGTTTGGCTACAACAAGGCTTCCATTCACTGGCTCGCGTCCAGTATCCACTAACACCATATGACCTTCAGGGATGCTTTGACCTACAGGTGAGGTCATGGAATCACCTTCAACCTTCAGCCAGAATCCATCGCCTAATAAATTAACGTCACTGTCATACCATTCATCAATGTCCTTGATATCGTAGGGTTCACAAGCTTCACACCACGAACCAGCTCTAACCATGCTAATCAATGGATATTTCCCTTTGGGCTCAACATGCCCAACAAATCTAACATTCGAATCAGAGGTGCCATTGAGCAGCCAGTCAACACTTACGCCAAGAGCTGACGCAAGTTCTGGTAAAAAGCGTGGTCGCTTAGTTTTACCGTTTTCGAGCTGCTCTATAGACTGCTGGGTAGTCCCCACCTTTTGAGCAAGTTCAGCCTGGTTAAGTCCAAGCTGAATTCTTTTGCTTTTTACCCTGGAAGAAATACTCATAAGCCACCTCTGTTATTTACCTCCAATCTTCACAAGAAAAACTGTATTTGACAAACAAGATACATTGTATGAAAATACAAGAAAGTTTGTTGATGGAGGCGATATGCAAACTCTTTCTGAACGCCTCAAGAAGAGGCGAATTGCGTTAAAAATGACGCAAACCGAACTGGCAACCAAAGCCGGTGTTAAACAGCAATCAATTCAACTGATTGAAGCTGGAGTAACCAAGCGACCGCGCTTCTTGTTTGAGATTGCTATGGCGCTTAACTGTGATCCGGTTTGGTTACAGTACGGAACTAAACGCGGTAAAGCCGCTTAAGACATTCCCGCTCTTACACATCCCAGCCCTGAAAAAGGGCATTACCAGAAACAAATCTCTATGGTTTTGCGTTTCTTTGCGAAGCCAACTCTATCTAATCATTAAGGAAATTATCTATGGGTACTATTGCAACTAAAAGCAAGAAAGCGGCTCGCATCGAGTCAGCCTTGCTGAACAAACTGGCACTGATGGGGCAGAAGACATTCGCTCGAGCAATGGGGGTTCCTGAATATCAGGTAAGCCGCTGGAAGAATGGTTTCTTCTCGCAGGTAAGCATGATGCTGGCTGTTCTGGAATACGGAATCGAAGACGATGAAATGGCTGAGCTGACTAAGCGGCTTGCCAATTACCTGACAAAAGAAAAAGCCCCGAAGAACGGCGAATTCTTCGAGGCCTGATGTAGAAAGACTGGATCAATCCACAGGAGTCATTATGACAAAACAACTCAGTCCTTACCAGGACAAAATTCACAAACACATACTACGTGATCGCTTCCTGTCCAGCTTCAAGCAGCCTGGTCGATTCCGGGCTGAGTTGGAAAAAGTGAAGCTGATGCAGAAGGAGAAAGGTCATGAGTAATCTTGCAACCGTAACACATTTAAGGCCTTCACAACGGCCTGTGGAGCGTCGTGTGGCAGAAGTTGAAGATGGTTATACCCGTCTTGCAAATGCCCTGTATGAAGAGCTTATCGGCGCAGATTTAACGAAAAATCAGAGCAAGGTTGCCCACGCCATATGCCGTAAAACATACGGCTACGGTAAAAAGATGGATCGCATCTCTGATAGTCAGTTAGCTCAAATTACCAGGCTGCCAAGACAGAAGGTAAACAAGGCCAAGAATGAGCTTATCGCGATGAAGGTAATCCTTCGCGAAGGCCAGCAAATCGGGCCTAACAAGAACATCGAGGAATGGCAAATCGAAGGGTGTCACTACTCTGGTGATAATGTCACTGCATTGGTGACAAAAAGTGTCACCAAAACGGTGACAGCGCTGTCACCAAAACAGGGACACACAAAAGAAACTATTACAAAAGAAAAAAGAAATAATAAAAACACTATGTCCGAAAGTGTTCGGACGGAGTGTGAAAAATCATCTGACCGTCACGAAGAAACCGACAAGGCATTCGAGGAAATATTCTGGTGTGCAGGCATGCGGAAAGCCGGGAAGAAAAACGCAGCTTCAGCATTCAGAACACAGTTCAGGGAATGGCGTAAAACTACCAAGGGTACGGCAAGCGAGTTTGCCACGATGCTGGCAGAAGACATCGCATGCAGGAATGGTAAGCAGTTCGGATTCGACAGGTTGTTACCATCGAGCTACCTGAACGGTCAGCGCTGGAACGACGAGAAGCCAGAAACTATTCAACCACAATCCAAACCATCATCCGCAATCACCGTATCGAAAACTGGCTACGTGTTTTTCGACAGGTGAACCATGAAATCAAAAATCAAATCGCTACTGGTCGCTGGTTATAACCACGGCTGGTTAAGTATTTCGTTTGTCGATTTCTGGTTTAAAAATCTCAATCTGAGGGAATCATGACGCCAAGTGAACTCAGTGACCTGCTTTGGGCGCAGGTTGACAGGGTGGCTCCGCACCTGTTGCCAAACGGCAAGAAAGAGGGGCATGAGTGGGTTGCCGGTAACGTCAACGGTGACAAGGGAAACAGCCTTAAGGTCAACCTTAGCGGCAAGAAAAAATGGGCTGATTTCGCTGAGGGAGACGGCGGTGACATGCTTGATTTGTGGATGGCATGTCGTGGAATTAACCTGCATCAGGCTATGCAGGAAGCGAAAGCCTTTCTCGGAATCAAGGATGACGATCACCATTTCGATGCCAAACGTGAGAAGAAATTCTCCAGACCTGACCGCAAGAAAATCGCCCGCTACGTTACCAGAACAGAATCCCATCTTGAGTACCTGCAATCGCGTGGCATATCGCCAGAAGTCGTAAAGCGCTACGAGGTTGTCAGCGGCAAGGTGTGGAATGGAGAACGAGAACTTGATGCACTGGTGCTTCCGTACAAGCGCGATGGTGAGTTGTTGCAGGTCAAGCGAATCAGCACTGAGCGCCCGGACGGGAAGAAAGTCATTATGGCAGAAGGTGATTGCGAACCTTGTCTGTTCGGATGGCAGGCTCTGGACGCTGGCGTGAGGGCGGTTGTACTTTGCGAAGGCGAAATTGATTGTATGAGCTATGCGCAATACGGCATCTCGGCGTTATCCGTGCCGTTTGGTGGCGGGAAAGGCGCTAAGCAACAGTGGATTGAGTTTGAGTATCACAACCTCGACAGGTTTGAGGAAATATTCATCTCGATGGACGTTGATGATGTTGGTCGTGAGGCCGCAAGGGAAATCGCAAGCCGACTCGGTGAACATCGTTGCCGTCTTGTTACTCTGCCGTACAAAGACATCAACGAATGCCTGATGAACGGTGTTACCGAGGATGAAATCTGGCAGTACATCGGCACGGCATCCTACTTCGACCCTGAAGAACTCTACAGCGCGCGAGAGTTTTACCAGGACACTATCAACGCTTTCTACGGCAAGCAGCAGTATCTGTTTAATCCACCGTGGGAATCTCTGGCAGATAAATTCCAGTTCCGTGAGGCCGAGTTGACGCTGGTCAATGGTGTGAACGGTCACGGAAAAACGGAGGTTGTCGGGCATATGGCACTTGAGGCAATGCGTCAGGGTGTGAAGACGTGCATCGCGTCACTTGAGCTGAAGCCTGGTATTCTCCTTAAGCGCCTTACCCGTCAGGCGACGTGCTGCAAGATGCCGCCAGTGCTGGAAATTGACTCTGCATTTAAATTTTATGACGAAAGACTTTGGGTGTTTGGCCTGACCGGAACGGCGAAAGCCGACAGGCTGATCGAAATATTCGACTACGCTCGCCGCCGATACGGGATCCAGTTATTCATCATCGACAGCCTGATGAAATGTGGCATAGGCGACGATGACTATAACGGGCAGAAGGCGTTTGTTGACTCGATTTGCGACTTCAAAAACAAAACAAACTCCCACGTCATTCTCGTTACTCACTCGCGAAAAGGAGACAGCGAAGAAAAACCAACCGGGAAAATGGACGTAAAAGGCTCTGGAGCGATAACAGACCTGACAGACAACCTTTTCATCATCTGGCGTAACAAGGCTCGCGAGAGAGCGTTACAGAGAGTTCAGAGTGGTGAAAAGATGTCAGAGAAGGACGAACAGCTACTGGCATCTCCGGCATCTGTTTTGATGCTTGAAAAACAACGTAACGGCGAAGGTTGGGAGGGTGGTGTCCCGTTGTTCCTTGACGAGCAATCGCACCAGTTCCTGCAACTTGAATCAGGATCGCCATATAGCTACATCGCCAATATGCCGAAATCGGAATATGACGAGGCGTGGCGACAGGAAAACGTGACGGAGTATTAAATGACCATCTACATCACTGAGCTAATAACAGGCCTGCTGGTAATCGCAGGCCTTTTTATTTGGGGGAGAGGGAAGTCATGAAAAAACTAACCTTTGAAATTCGATCTCCAGCACATCAGCAAAACGCTATTCACGCAGTACAGCAAATTCTTCCAGACCCAACCAAACCAATCGTAGTGACCATCCAGGAACGCAACCGCAGCTTAGACCAGAATCGAAAGCTTTGGGCTTGCCTTGGTGACGTCTCTCGTCAGGTTGAATGGCATGGTCGCTGGCTGGATGCAGAAAGCTGGAAGTGTGTGTTTACCGCAGCATTAAAGCAGCAAGACGTTGTTCCTAACCTTGCCGGGAATGGCTTTGTGGTAATCGGCCAGTCAACCAGCAGGATGCGTGTAGGCGAATTTGCGGAGCTATTAGAGCTTATACAGGCATTCGGTACAGAGCGTGGCGTTAAGTGGTCAGACGAAGCGCGACTGGCTCTGGAGTGGAAAGCGCGATGGGGAGATCGGGCTGCATGACTATCAAATCAAATACGCCAGCACACGACAAGGACTGCTGGCAAACGCCGCTTTGGCTTTTTGATGCACTGGATATTGAGTTTGGATTCTGGCTGGATTCGGCAGCGAGCGACAAAAATGCTCTGTGTGCTCACTGGCTAACTGAGGCCGACGACGCGCTCAATTCTGAGTGGGTAAGCCACGGTGCAATCTGGAATAACCCACCGTACAGCAATATCAGGCCGTGGGTGGAAAAAGCCGCTGAGCAGTGCATACAACAGCGACAGACGGTAGTTATGCTTGTGCCAGAGGATATGTCAGTCGGATGGTTCAGCAAGGCTCTGGAGAGTGTCGACGAAGTTCGCATTATCACTGATGGACGGATTAATTTTATCGAACCATCGACAGGGCTGGAGAAGAAGGGAAACAGCAAAGGCTCCATGCTACTGATTTGGCGACCGTTCATCAGTCCTCGACGGATGTTTACTACCGTATCCAAAGCGGCATTGATGGCGATCGGGCAGGGCGTCAGGAGGGCGGCATGAGGCGACAGCGACGAAGTATCACCGACATAATCTGCGAAAACTGCAAATACCTTCCAACGAAACGCTCCAGAAATAAATCCAAGCCAATCCCAAAAGAATCTGACGTAAAAACCTTCAATTACACGGCTCACCTGTGGGATATCCGGTGGCTTAGAGAACGTGCGAGGAAAACAAGGTGATTGACCCAAATCGAAGTTACGAACAACAAAGCGTCGAGCGGGCTTTAACGTGCGTTAACTGCGGTCAGAAGCAGCATGTGCTGGAAGTTCACGTGTGTGAGCACTGCTGCGCAGAACTGATGAGCGATCCGAATAGCTCAATGTACGAGGAAGAAGACGATGAGTGATGTTAAAGAAAAAGATATCCCCGGCTTTGAGGGTATATATAAAGTAACTGAAAATGGAGACATCATTTCATGCCGTAAATCAAAAAAATTATCTCATGGCATTAAACCAGGAGGATATGCATTTGTCGGTCTGTATCCAGGTGGCGGGAAAAGACCATCATATAAAATGGTTCACAGAATTGTTGCAGAAGTATTTATTGATAACCCAGATGGCAAACCGGAAGTTAATCACAAGGATGGAAATAAACTTAATAATAAAGTTGAAAATCTTGAGTGGGTAACGCGAACAGAAAATGCGAAACATGGATTTGATTCCGGGTTGCTTGTTCATGGGTTTAATCATCACTTCTGCAAACTAACGCCAGAACAAGTGAAATCAATATATAAATCAAAAGGCAAATACAGAGATATAGCCAAAGAATTTGGTGTTTGTGCGCAGACAGTGTGCAACATAAAAAACAAATCAGCGTACCGACGTTTTTTGGAGGGGATTGATGTTTAGAAGCAAAAAATGGCTTCAGGCAGTCAGGGATATTGAATTTTGCGTTCTTTGCGGAAGATACGGAGTTCAGGCCGCTCACAGAAATGAAGGGAAGGGGGTTGGGATTAAAGTAGATGATTGCCTTACTGCTGCGCTATGTGTTGATTGTCATTCAAGAATTGATAATGGGAGAGATATGAGCAGGGAAGAGCGAAGGGCTGAAATGGATCGGGCCATTGTGCTTACCCTTAAAAAATTGGTTAACAATGGGAGGGTGTTTGTCCAATGAACGAATATCAGTTTGTGCTTCCATACCCGCCGTCGGTGAATACCTACTGGCGAAGACGGGGAAGCCAATACTACATCAGCGATAAAGGCCAGAAATACCGAAAAGACGTTCAGCAAATCATCCGCCAACTTAAGTTAGACATTTTCACCAAATCACGACTCCGCATCAAAGTAATCGCAGACGTTCCGGACTCCCGCCGCCGCGACCTCGACAACATCCTGAAAGGTTTACTCGACTCCCTTATCCACGCCGGATTTGCGGAAGACGACGAGCAATTCGATGACATTCGCGTAATTCGTGGTGTGAAAGTACCAGGTGGAAGGCTTGGAATAAAAATCACCGAACTGGAGAACGCATGAACGCCACAATTCAAACGATACCAGAGCTTCTTATCCAGACACGAGGCAATCAGACCGAAGTGGCAAGGATGCTTTCCTGCGCAAGAGGAACAGTGCTCAAGTACAACCGAGACAGCAAAGGCGAGCGTCACGTAATAGTTAACGGCGTCCTGATGGTCAAACAGGGCAAAAGGGGAAGGCCATGAGACTCGAAAGCGTAGCTAAATTTCATTCGCCAAAAAGCCCGATGATGAGCGACTCACCACGGGCTACGGCTTCTGACTCTCTTTCCGGTACTGATGTGATGGCTGCTATGGGGATGGCGCAATCACAAGCCGGATTCGGAATGGCTGCATTCTGCGGTAAGCATGAACTCAGCCAGAACGACAAACAAAAGGCTATCAACTATCTGATGCAATTTGCACACAAGGTATCGGGGAAATACCGTGGCGTTGCAAAGCTTGAAGGAAATACTAAGGCAAAGGTACTGCAAGTACTCGCAACATTCGCTTATGCGGATTATTGCCGTAGTGCCGCGACGCCGGGCGCAAGATGCAGAGATTGCCACGGTACAGGTCGTGCGGTTGATATAGCAAAAACAGAGCAGTGGGGGAGAGTTGTTGAGAAAGAGTGCGGAAGATGTAAAGGCGTCGGTTATTCAAGGATGCCTGCAAGCGCAGCATATCGCGCTGTGACGATGCTAATCCCAAACCTTACCCAACCCACCTGGTCACGCACTGTTAAGCCGCTGTATGACGCTCTGGTGGTGCAATGCCACAAGGAAGAGTCAATCGCAGACAACATTTTGAACGCAGTCACACGTTAGCAGCATGATTGCCACGGATGGCAACATCTTTACGGCATGATATTGACTTTTTGAATAAAGTTGGGTAAATTTGACCCAACGATGGATAAATGCACTCGTTAAATAAAGCCCTGAGTTAATAGCTCGGGGCTTTTGCGTTTTAATCACGACCTTTCTGAAAGCACATCAAACCAAATACCAGACAGACAAAAATAATCACCTTATCCGCTGTGGCTACGGTGCGGTGTGCTTTGCATAAAAGAAAACCAGCGCAATGGCTGGCTTCGTGAAAGCGGGTGGCATGAGGTTGCGCTAACAACCTCATGCCGTTTTGCTCGTGCATATCGGTCACGAACAAATCTGATTACTAAACACAGTAGCCTGGATTTGTTCTATCAGTAATCGACCTTATTCCTAATTAAATAGAGCAAATCCCCTTATTGGGGGTAAGACATGAAGATGCCAGAAAAACATGACCTGTTAGCCGCCATTCTCGCGGCAAAGGAACAAGGCATCGGGGCAATCCTTGCGTTTGCAATGGCGTACCTTCGCGGCAGATATAATGGCGGTGCGTTTACAAAAACAGTAATCGACGCAACGATGTGCGCCATTATCGCCTGGTTCATTCGTGACCTTCTCGACTTCGCCGGACTAAGTAGCAATCTCGCTTATATAACGAGCGTGTTCATCGGCTACATCGGTACTGACTCGATTGGTTCGCTTATCAAACGCTTCGCTGCTAAAAAAGCCGGAGTAGAAGATGGTGGAAATCAATAATCAACGTAAGGCGTTCCTCGATATGCTGGCGTGGTCAGAGGGAACAGATAACGGACGACAGAAAACCAGAAATCACGGTTATGACGTCATTGTTGGCGGAGAGCTATTCACTGATTACTCCGATCACCCTCGCAAACTTGTCACGCTAAACCCCAAACTCAAATCAACAGCAGCCGGACGTTACCAGCTTCTTTCCCGTTGGTGGGATGCTTACCGTAAGCAGCTTGGCCTGAAAGACTTCTCTCCCAAAAGCCAGGACGCTGTTGCGCTGCAGCAGATTAAGGAGCGTGGCGCTTTACCGATGATTGATCGCGGTGATATTCGTCAGGCAATCGACCGTTGCAGCAATATCTGGGCTTCACTGCCGGGTGCTGGTTATGGTCAGTTCGAGCATAAGGCTGACAGCCTGATTGCAAAATTCAAAGAAGCTGGCGGAACGGTAAGAGAGATTGAGGCATGAGCAGAGTAACCGCGATTATCTCCGCTCTGATTATCTGCATCATCGTCTGCCTGTCGTGGGCTGTTAATCATTACCGTGATAACGCCATGACCTACAAAGAGCAGCGCGATAAAGCCACATCCATCATCGCTGATATGCAGAAGCGTCAACGTGATGTAGCAGAACTCGACGCAAGATACACAAAGGAGCTTGCTGATGCTAACGCGACTATCGAAAGTCTCCGTGCTGATGTTTCTGCTGGGCGTAAGCGCCTGCAAGTCGCCGCCACCTGTGCAAAGTCAACGACCGGAGCCAGCGGCATGGGCGATGGAGAAAGCCCAAGACTTACAGCAGATGCTGAACTCAATTATTACCGTCTCCGAAGTGGAATCGACAAGATAACCGCGCAGGTTAACTACCTGCAGGAGTACATCAGGACGCAATGCCTGAAATAATTTTTTTTGCAAATCACAAAGTCAATTTAATGATCCTCGCGATGCGGGGCTTTTTTTACATCTGAATTTCACAGCGCATCTCACGCGCATATTACATCACCCGAGCCTTTCAGAAAGTTGAGCCTGAGAACTGCCGTATATGGTGGCGACCATCTCGGGGCGGCTTTTCTGTGAGACAGGCTCACTTTCTAAAAGGTAAAGACGCTATGAATCATCAATTGGCTAATCTCGATTTCCGGGACATGGTGGTTGTTTCTGGTGATCGCGTGATCACAACCTCCCGCAAGGTAGCAGCTTACTTCGACAAGCAGCATCACCACATCATTCAGAAAATCGAAAAGCTAGACTGTTCGGATGAATTTCTAACCAGCAACTTTTCGCGGGTTACCTATGAACACAAGGGTAATCAGTATGTTGAATATGAAATTTCCAAAGACGGCGCGATGTACATCATCATGTCGTTTACCGGCAAAAAAGCTGCCGCCATCAAAGAGGCGTTTATCAAAGCATTTAATTGGATGCGTGACAGGCTGATGGAGATGGCTCACTCATACCAAAGAGAGCACAACGAGTTAATGCTGGAGTTCATGAAGGAAAAGGATGTTGCCAGTATGTCAGGACGCTTGCTAAACCGCTGGGGCAGGATCAAAAAACCGCAACTCATAGCAAGAATCGAAAGGCTTGAGCAGCAGGCGCAAATATCGATCCCCGGACTGCCAAAGTGACCATTCCAAAGCCCATCTACGGGTGGGCTTGATAATGAAACCGTGATTTACATCCCCACAATCCGGGTATGTAAAAGATAGTTCAGGCGAGAACAGATTTAACTAAATCTGTGCACCACCAGTTGCGGCAGTACAGCGAAACAACCCAAGCCAGTAAGTGGGGAAATAACACTGGCAGCCACTGAAAGATGAACCTCCTGCCTTATGGCAAAAAAGATTCTTTGTGGTGGCGGACTGATGGAAAGACATCCTAATCAAGCAACCACTCCACAGGGTCATAATTATGAACGACCAGCAAATCGAAAAAGAAATCGTTGAGAAAGGCAAAACGGCACCGCGCGTTACGCCTCAATATATCGAAAGCATCATTCTTGAAGAGCATTTCTTTACTGCTTATGACGGCATTCGTGCTGCCAATATGGGCGTTGGCGATTCATGGACAGCGCATAAATCTACAGACCTCCTGACTTTCTGCGTACTGGTGCTGAAGAATGGCTTCACCGTCACCGGAGAGAGTGCCTGTGCAAGTCCGGAAAATTTTGATGCAGAAATTGGTCGGAAGATTGCCCGGCAGAATGCTGTAAACAAAATCTGGATGCTCGAAGGTTACTTGCTGAAGCAGAAGCTAAGCGAACAGTAGTTATTACAAAAGCCATTCCCTACAGAGTGGCTTTGACAATGGCTTATACCCTACACGGGATAACTTAACTGATATCCCTTTTAACGGATAAACGGAGCCAACAATGGCAGAGATTATTCCCATGACTGAAGAACAGAAATTCCAGTTAGAGATTTACAAACTGGTCATGAACCAGAACGCAGCCGCGGAGGAAGCATTTCAGTTCATTGGCACTGACGAACTGAAGCTTGAGCTATTCAAAATTCACTTCCAGTCAGGCGGCGCTAATTCAGATATCACGATCCGCACACTTGAAGCGGTGCGTAAATCTAAGGAAGCGTTAGACCTGTTCACTACCGGAGCATAAACATGGCAACTCAAGGTTTCGACAACCCATCCAAATTCCGCGATGAATGGGATAAGCAAGCAGAAGGGAAATAATCAATATGGCGACTGAGAAAAAGAATGTCGGTCGCCCTTCGGATTACCTGCCGGAGGTGGCTGATGATATCTGTGCGCTGCTTGCCTCCGGGGAAAGTCTGGTTAAGGTTTGCAAGCGCCCCGGCATGCCAGCAAAGGCTACTGTATTTCGCTGGCTGTCAGAGCATGACGACTTTAGAGACAAGTACGCGAAGGCAACTGAGGCGCGAGCTGATTCTGTTTTCGAAGAGATATTCGAAATTGCTGACACTGCGATTCCAGATGCTGCTGAGGTGGCAAAGGCAAGACTTCGCGTTGATACCCGCAAATGGGCGCTGGCCCGAATGAATCCCCGTAAGTATGGCGACAAGGTAACTAACGAGCTTGTCGGCAAAGACGGCGGCGCAATCCAGATTGAAACATCACCGATGAGCACTCTATTCGTAAAATGACCTCGATTAATCCTATCTTTGAACCGTTCATTGAGGCGCATCGCTACAAAGTTGCCAAAGGCGGTCGAGGTAGCGGTAAATCATGGGCAATAGCGAGGCTGCTTGTTGAAGCGGCGCGCCGGCAGCCTGTGCGTATTCTCTGCGCTCGTGAACTGCAAAACAGTATCAGCGATTCGGTAATCCGGTTGCTTGAAGACACCATAGAGCGGGAAGGGTATTCGGCTGAGTTTGAAATTCAGCGTTCCATGATTCGTCATCTCGGAACGAATGCTGAATTCATGTTCTACGGCATAAAAAACAACCCGACGAAGATTAAATCGCTCGAAGGCATTGATATCTGCTGGGTTGAAGAAGCGGAAGCGGTAACGAAGGAATCATGGGATATCCTGATACCAACCATCCGCAAGCCGTTTTCCGAAATATGGGTGAGCTTTAACCCGAAAAACATCCTCGACGATACCTATCAGCGATTCGTCGTAAATCCTCCTGATGATATTTGTCTGCTGACGGTGAACTACACCGACAACCCGCACTTTCCTGAAGTTCTCCGTCTGGAGATGGAAGAGTGCAAACGCAGAAATCCGACACTGTATCGTCACATCTGGCTGGGTGAGCCGGTAAGCGCAAGTGATATGGCAATCATCAAACGTGAATGGCTTGAAGCTGCAACCGATGCGCACAAGAAACTCGGATGGAAAGCGAAAGGCGCTGTTGTTTCTGCACATGACCCGTCAGATACAGGGCCAGATGCTAAAGGTTATGCATCGCGTCACGGTTCGGTAGTTAAGCGCATTGCCGAAGGTCTGCTGATGGACATCAACGAGGGTGCTGACTGGGCAACTTCGCTGGCGATTGAAGACGGCGCTGACCACTACTTGTGGGATGGTGATGGTGTCGGGGCAGGGCTACGCAGACAGACAACGGAAGCATTCTCCGGTAAGAAAATCACCGCCACGATGTTCAAGGGCAGCGAATCGCCATTTGATGAAGATGCACCATATCAGGCCGGAGCATGGGCTGATGAAGTCGTACAGGGAGACAACGTTCGCACTATTGGTGATGTGTTCCGCAATAAGCGAGCGCAATTCTATTACGCGCTGGCTGACAGGCTGTATCTGACATATCGGGCGGTTGTCTACGGTGAGTATGCAGACCCCGACGACATGCTGAGTTTCGACAAAGAAGCGATAGGCGAGAAGATGCTGGAGAAGCTGTTTGCAGAACTGACGCAGATTCAGCGCAAATTCAATAATAACGGGAAGCTGGAGCTTATGACTAAGGTCGAAATGAAGCAGAAGCTCGGTATTCCATCTCCTAACCTGGCTGATGCGCTGATGATGTGTATGCATTGCCCGGCATTGGTCCGCGAAGAAACAGAAATATACGTTCCCTCATCCTCCGGTTGGTAAACATGGCAGAGACATTAGAGAAAAAACATGAGCGGATCATGCTCAGGTTTGACCGCGCCTATTCTCCACAGAAGGAAGTGCGCGAAAAGTGCATTGAAGCTACGAGGTTTGCTCGTGTCCCCGGAGGTCAATGGGAAGGAGCAACGGCGGCTGGAACTAAGCTTGATGAGCAGTTCGAGAAGTATCCTAAGTTTGAAATCAATAAGGTAGCAACTGAACTTAACCGCATCATTGCAGAATACCGCAATAACAGAATCACCGTTAAGTTTCGTCCTGGTGACAGAGAGGCAAGCGAAGAGTTAGCCAATAAATTAAATGGTCTGTTCCGTGCTGACTACGAAGAAACTGATGGCGGTGAGGCTTGCGATAATGCATTTGACGACGCTGCTACTGGTGGTTTCGGTTGCTTCCGTTTGACGTCGATGCTGGTCAATGAATACGACCCCATGGACGATCGTCAGCGTATTGCTATTGAACCAATATACGACCCGTCGCGCTCTGTGTGGTTTGACCCTGACGCTAAGAAGTACGACAAATCTGACGCGTTGTGGGCGTTCTGTATGTATTCGTTGTCACCAGAAAAATATGAGGCTGAATACGGAAAGAAACCTCCTACTTCTCTGGATGTAACGTCTATGACCAGTTGGGAATATAACTGGTTTGGTGCAGATGTTATTTACATAGCGAAGTATTACGAAGTTCGTAAAGAGTCTGTTGACGTCATCAGTTATCGACATCCAATCACTGGAGAGATTGCAACATACGACAGTGATCAGGTTGAAGATATTGAAGATGAACTGGCAATAGCTGGATTTCATGAAGTGGCAAGGCGCTCAGTGAAGCGCCGTCGTGTGTATGTATCCGTAGTGGATGGTGATGGTTTCCTTGAGAAACCTCGACGTATTCCTGGTGAGCATATCCCCCTCATCCCGGTTTATGGAAAACGCTGGTTCATTGATGACATTGAGCGTGTCGAAGGGCACATTGCAAAAGCAATGGATCCACAGCGTTTGTACAACCTTCAGGTTTCAATGCTGGCTGATACTGCAGCGCAAGACCCCGGTCAGATTCCTATAGTTGGCATGGAGCAAATTCGTGGACTTGAGAAGCACTGGGAGGCTCGCAACAAGAAACGCCCAGCGTTCTTGCCGTTGCGCGAAGTGAGAGATAAATCTGGCAACATTATCGCTGGAGCTACCCCGGCAGGATATACACAGCCTGCGGTTATGAATCAGGCATTGGCTGCATTACTACAGCAAACCAGTGCAGATATTCAGGAGGTTACAGGCGGCAGTCAGGCCATGCAGCAGATGCCAAGTAATATTGCTCAGGAAACGGTTAACAACTTGATGAACAGAGCAGATATGGCTTCGTTTATCTATCTGGACAATATGGCGAAAAGTCTTAAACGAGCTGGTGAAGTATGGCTGTCAATGGCTCGTGAAGTGTACGGTTCAGAGCGTGAAGTGCGCATCGTTAACGAAGATGGAAGTGATGATATCGCTGTCCTGAGCGCACAGGTTGTTGACAGGCAAACAGGGGCTGTTGTTGCGTTAAATGACCTTTCTGTCGGTCGATACGATGTGACGGTTGATGTTGGACCAAGCTACACAGCACGACGTGATGCAACGGTTTCTGTACTGACAAATGTCCTTAGCTCTATGCTTCCAACAGACCCAATGCGTCCGGCAATTCAGGGTATTATTCTGGACAATATCGATGGCGAAGGCCTTGATGACTTCAAAGAGTACAACCGAAACCAACTGCTGATATCTGGCATTGCAAAACCACGCAATGAGAAAGAGCAGCAGATTGTTCAACAGGCGCAAATGGCAGCACAAAGCCAGCCAAATCCTGAAATGGTTCTCGCTCAGGCGCAAATGGTAGCAGCGCAGGCAGAAGCGCAAAAAGCAACTAACGAAACTGCTCAAACTCAAATCAAAGCATTTACTGCCCAGCAGGATGCGATGGAGAGTCAGGCAAACACTGTCTATAAACTGGCTCAAGCCAGAAACATCGATGACAAAGCAGTGATGGAGGCAATACGCCTTCTGAAAGATGTCGCCGAGTCACAACAACAGCAATTCCAGTCACCACCACAGTCACCGGCAGACTTAATGCCGAGTTAACCAGGAGTAATCAATGGAAAACGAACTGATCATCGACGGTCAGGTTATTGACCTGTCTGAAACACAGGAAAATGCAGAAGAAACCATCATCCAAACAGAGTCACAGCCTGAGAATGAAAGCCAGGATGACAACGGTAAAGAGGTGGCAACTGAGCCTGAAAAAACCGAAGAGACACCAGAAGATTACGCCTTGCGTATTGGTGATGAAGAAATTCAGCTTAACGCTGACGATGATGATCACATTGACGGGCAACCTGCACCGCAATGGGTGAAAGATCTTCGCAAAGGCTTCAAAGAAACACAGAAAGAAAACCGTGAGTTGCGCCGCCAGCTTGAGGAAGCATTAGCCAAGCCAGCGGAACATCAGCAACCACAACCAGACGCTATTCCACCAAAACCGACTCTTGAGTCGTGTGATTATGACGAACAGGCGTTTGAACAGGCATTGACTGATTGGCATGAGAAAAAAGGCCGTGTCGAACAGCAGCAGCAACAAAAACTACGTCAGCAACAGGAATACCAGCAGCGTTTCCAGCAAAGGGTAGAAGCGCATAAACAACGGGCAGCCAAACTTCCTGTGAAAGATTATCAGGAAATGGAAGCCATTGTTCTTAGTGAGCTACCACCAATTCAGCAGGAAATCATCATTCACTGTGCAGACGAAGGCTCTGAACTACTCGCCTATGGCTTAGGTAAGAGTCAGCAATTACGCCAGCGTGTAGCCGCTGAGACAGATCCAATTCGCGCAGCATTCCTCTTGGGGCAGATTAGCAAACAGGTAAGCCTTGCTCCAAAACCAAAGAAAGCCATCAAGCCAGAGCCGGAAGTACGTGGTGGCGGTGCTGATGCGAAACAAGACGAATTCAACAAATTATGCCCCGGCGCAAAAATCGAATAAGGAAAAGATAAATGCCTAACAATCTCGACAGTAACGTCAGTCAAATCGTTCTGAAAAAATTCCTTCCGGGTTTTATGTCAGATTTAGTTCTGGCGAAAACCGTAGACCGTCAGTTGCTGGCAGGTGAAATCAACTCCAGCACTGGCGATAGCGTTAGCTTTAAACGTCCGCATCAATTCTCATCCCTCCGTACTCCCACTGGTGATATTTCAGGGCAAAATAAAAACAACCTGATCTCAGGTAAAGCTACGGGGCGTGTAGGTAACTACATCACTGTTGCTGTTGAATATCAGCAACTGGAGGAAGCGATCAAGCTTAACCAGCTGGAAGAAATTCTCGCGCCGGTTCGCCAGCGAATCGTTACCGACCTTGAAACAGAGCTTGCTCACTTCATGATGAATAACGGTGCGTTGTCACTTGGTAGCCCCAATACTCCAATCACCAAATGGTCTGATGTTGCGCAGACGGCATCTTTCCTGAAAGACCTCGGCGTTAATGAAGGTGAAAACTATGCTGTAATGGATCCATGGTCTGCACAGCGACTTGCTGATGCGCAGACTGGTTTGCACGCTTCAGATCAATTGGTTCGTACTGCATGGGAGAATGCACAGATCCCAACCAATTTTGGCGGCATTCGCGCACTGATGTCTAATGGGCTTGCCTCTCGTACGCAGGGGGCATTTGGCGGAACACTGACAGTCAAAACACAGCCAAATGTTACCTATAACGCAGTTAAAGACTCATACCAGTTCACTGTAACATTGACCGGAGCGACAGCCAGCGTTACAGGTTTTCTGAAAGCTGGTGATCAGGTTAAATTCACCAATACCTACTGGCTGCAACAGCAGACCAAACAGGCGTTGTATAACGGAGCCACACCAATTAGCTTCACTGCAACGGTTACTGCTGATGCTGATTCAGACGGCAGTGGCGATGTGACGGTTACGCTTTCTGGTGTTCCGATTTATGACACTACAAACCCGCAGTACAACTCTGTAAGTCGTCAGGTAGCGGCAGGCGATGCCGTATCTGTAGTAGGCACTGCTAGCCAGACAATGAAGCCAAACCTGTTCTATAACAAGTTCTTCTGTGGACTTGGCTCTATCCCACTGCCGAAACTGCACAGTATTGATTCTGCTGTTGCAACATATGAAGGTTTCTCCATCCGCGTACATAAATACGCAGATGGCGATGCCAACGTGCAAAAAATGCGCTTCGACTTACTGCCTGCATATGTGTGCTTTAACCCTCACATGGGCGGTCAGTTCTTCGGTAATCCGTAATAACAAGGGGCTTACGCCCCTTTTATGTTTTAAGGAAACAATATGGATCGCATGAGTGTATTCCTTGCCGCAGATAACGAATCCGGGCATGTACAGGCCGTTATCGCAGAAAAAGACTTCCAGTTTTTCGAAAAGTTGGGCTTTGTTGCCTCAGTTGATGAATTGAAACCGACCAGTAAGCGAGCTAGTAAGGCGGCAGACAATGGCAACAGTACTGACAAAGGGTGAGATCGTCCTTTTTGCGCTTCGTAAGTTTGCTATTGCTTCTAATGCATCGCTGACTGATGTTGAGCCGCAATCAATTGAAGATGGTGTAAATGATCTGGAAGATATGATGTCCGAGTGGATGATTAACCCCGGCGACATTGGTTACGCTTTCGCAACTGGAGATGAGCAGCCATTACCAGATGATGAGTCAGGTCTTCCAAGAAAATACAAACACGCAGTAGGCTATCAGTTATTGCTGAGAATGCTATCTGATTACAGCCTTGAGCCAACTCCGCAAGTTCTCAGTAACGCCCAACGCTCATATGATGCCTTGATGACCGACACTCTGGTTGTTCCTTCAATGCGACGACGTGGAGATTTTCCTGTAGGACAGGGTAATAAATATGACGTGTTTACATCTGACCGATATTATCCAGGCGATCTCCCTATGATTGATGGCGATATCCCAAACGCATAGGTGAATAAATGCCGATTCAGCAACTTCCGCTTATGAAAGGTGTCGGCAAAGACTTTCGAAACGCCGACTATATCGACTATCTGCCAGTGAATATGCTGGCTACACCCAAAGAAATCCTCAACAGCAGCGGATATCTTCGCTCATTCCCGGGCATTGCCAAACGCTCTGATGTGAACGGTGTATCGCGCGGCGTCGAGTACAACATGGCGCAGAATGCTGTTTATCGCGTGTGTGGTGGCAAGCTGTACAAAGGAGAAAGCGAAGTCGGTAATGTTGCCGGAAGTGGTCGCGTATCAATGGCGCATGGTCGAACATCACAGGCGGTAGGCGTTAATGGTCAACTGGTCGAGTATCGCTATGATGGTACGGTTAAAACCGTCTCAAACTGGCCTACAGACAGCGGATTCACTCAGTATGAGTTAGGTTCTGTTCGTGACATTACGCGCTTACGTGGGCGTTATGCGTGGTCAAAAGACGGCTCTGATTCATGGTTTATCACTGACCTTGAAGACGAATCGCATCCTGACCGTTACAGCGCACAATATCGCGCAGAATCGCAGCCGGACGGTATCCTCGGCATCGGAACATGGCGAGACTTCATCGTCTGCTTTGGTTCATCGACTATTGAATATTTCTCCCTGACTGGCGCAACCACCGTTGGTGCTGCTTTGTATGTCGCGCAGCCATCACTGATGGTGCAAAAAGGCATCGCCGGGACTTACTGCAAAACGCCGTTTGCTGATTCCTATGCTTTCATCAGCAATCCGGCAACAGGTGCACCGTCTGTATATATCATCGGCTCCGGTCAGGTGTCACCAATCGCCAGCGCGAGCATTGAGAAAATTCTCCGCTCCTACACTGCTGATGAACTGGCTGATGGTGTGATGGAATCGCTGCGGTTTGATGCTCATGAGCTGCTGATTATCCACCTTCCGCGCCATGTACTCGTGTACGACGCATCTTCAAGTGCCAATGGTCCGCAATGGTGTGTGCTGAAAACAGGCCTGTATGACGATGTGTACCGCGCTATCGATTTCATTTACGAAGGCAATCAGATAACGTGCGGCGATAAGCTGGAATCCGTGACCGGGAAATTGCAGTTCGATATCAGCAGCCAGTACGACAAGCAGCAGGAACACCTGCTGTTTACTCCGTTGTTCAAAGCGGATAACGCCAGATGCTTCGATCTGGAGGTGGAATCATCCACTGGCGTTGCGCAGTACGCTGACCGCCTTTTTCTCTCTGCAACCACTGACGGCATAAATTACGGGCGTGAAAAGATGATTGAGCAGAATGAACCGTTCGTTTACGACAAACGCGTTTTGTGGAAGCGAGTAGGGCGCATCAGGAAAAACATTGGCTTCAAATTGCGCGTTATCACGAAGTCACCTGTCACTCTGTCTGGCTGCCAGATAAGGATTGAGTAATGGCGGATTCGAATCTCAATGTGCCAGTAATCATTCAGGCTACACGGCTCGACACATCAGTCCTTCCACGCAATATCTTCTCGCAGTCGTATCTGCTTTACGTTATCGCACAGGGCACTGATGTTGGTAACGTGGCTAACAAAGCCAACGAGGCCGGACAGGGCGCTTATGATGCACAGGTCAGGAACGATGAGCAGGATGTGATTCTCGCTGACCATGAGCAGCGAATTTCTGCTGCGGAAGCAACGCTTGTTAATCATGAGGAGCGAATCAGCCAGGCAGAATCAACTCTTCAGGAACATGAAACGCGAATCGCTCAGAATGAAAGCGATATTGCGTCGCTTGATACCAGAGTTCAGTCGCTGGAATCGCAGGTTTCAGACCATGAAACGCGCATCGATGCTCTGGAGTATGCCACTACTCGCAAGAAGTCGGAGGTTGTTTACTCTGGCGTATCTGTAACCATCCCGACAGCGCCGACCAACCTTGTTAGCCTGCTGAAAACGCTCACGCCGTCATCCGGGACGTTGGCACCATTCTTCGACACTGTTAACAACAAGATGGTTGTGTTCAACGAGAACAAAACCTTGTTCTTCAAGCTGTCGATTGTCGGGACTTGGCCCAGCGGAACCGCCAACAGGTCAATGCAGCTAACATTTTCCGGTTCTGTTCCTGACACACTGGTAAGCAGTCGCAACTCGGCGACAACAACCGACAACATCCTGTTAGCTACGTTCTTCAGCGTGGATAAAGACGGCTTTCTTGCCACAAATGGCAGTACGTTAACCATTCAGTCAAATGGTGCGGCGTTTACTGCCACAATCATCAAGATAATCGCGGAGCAGTGATGATTCAGTTCAAACCAACGCGAAACATCGACCTGATAGAAGCCGTGGGAAATCACCCCGACATTATCGCCGGGAGCAACAACGGTGATGGATACGACTACAAACCTGATTGCCGTTACTTTGAGGTGAACGTGCACGGGCAGTTCGGCGGCATTGTTTACTATCAGGAGATTCAGCCGCTGACATTCGATTGCCACGCCATGTACCTGCCAGAGATTCGCGGCTTCAGCAAGGAAATCGGGCTGGCGTTCTGGCGATACATTCTGACTAACACCACCGTTCAGTGCGTCACATCGTTCGCCGCACGCAAATTCCGCCACGGGCAGATTTACTGCGCAATGATTGGCCTTAAGCGTGTAGGAACCATCAAGAAATACTTCAAAGGCGTGGATAACGTAACGTTTTACAGCGCCACACGCGAAGAACTAATCGACTTCCTGAATCACGGGAGATAGCCATGTTATATGCATTTAAGCTGGGCAGAAAACTGCGCGGCGAGGAACCTTATTGCCCTGAAAAAGGCGGGAAAGGTGGCAGCTCTGATAAAAGCGCAAAGTATGCAGCAGAATCTCAGAAGTATGCCGCAGACCTGCAAAATCAGCAGTTCAACACCATCATGAACAACCTGAAGCCGTTTACTCCTCTGGCTGATAAGTATGTCGGCAGCCTCGAGAACTTATCGTCTCTGGAAGGGCAAGGTCAGGCACTTAACCAGTATTACAACTCTCAGCAGTACAAAGATCTTGCTGGTCAGGCTCGCTATCAGAGTCTGGCGGCAGCGGAAGCAACAGGTGGATTGGGTTCCACTGCAACCGGTAATCAGTTAGCAACAATCGCACCAACGCTTGGTCAGCAATGGCTATCTGGTCAGATGAACAACTACCAGAATCTGGCAAATATTGGTCTTGGCGCACTGCAAGGTCAGGCAAACGCCGGGCAGACATATGCCAACAACATGAGTCAGATTTCGCAGCAAAGTGCGGCTCTTGCAGCGGCAAATGCCAACAGACCATCAGCAATGCAATCTGCTATTGGCGGAGGTGCGTCTGGTGCTATTGCTGGGGCTGGACTTGCGAAATTAATTGGTTCATCAACTCCGTGGGGTGCTGGTATCGGTGCTGGTATCGGTCTGCTTGGTTCACTGCTTTATTAAGGGGTAATCAATGGCTACGTGGCGACAGGGTATTAATTCTGGTGGTTTTCTGGCTGGCATCGGTACGCAAAATGAGAATGCGCCAAAGGCAAGCGACATTAACGCAACGCTTGGTCTGATCCGCGAAAACAATGAACTGGCTCGCTCAGGTGCAAATAACGTTGGCCTGACCGCGTTACGTGGTCTGGCTGGAGTTGCTGATATTTACAATCAGGAACAGCAACAGAAAGCTATTAGTGCGTTCAATAAGGTTCACGCTGATGCATGGGCTTCTGGTGATCCATCGGGACTATTTAAGTTTGCCCAGGAAAATCCAGCGTTTGTTGCACAGGCACAACAGGCGTTTTCCGGTCTTAATGATCAGCAACGCAACGATATGGGCGATTTAGCCATGAGGGCTAACGTCGCTCTTTCTCAGGGACCGGAAGCCTACAGTAAATTCATTACTGACAACAAGGACAGGTTAAATCGCGTTGGTGCTAATGCTGACTGGATGATTCAGACAGGTATCCAGAATCCAGAGCAGCTATCACACATGCTGACTACTATGTCTCTCGGTGCGCTTGGACCAGAAAAGGCGTTTGCTGTTCAGGACAAGATGGCTGGTCGTGAGATTGACCGAGGCAGGCTGGCAGAGACAATCCGCAGCAATCAGGCTGGTGAAGCACTTCAGGCGAGAGGGCAAAACCTTTCCTATCAGTCAGCAATGACTGGGCACAATATCGCAGCACAACGCTTGGCTCTGGATCAGCAAGAGTTCGGGTTTAAGATGCAGCAAGCGCAGGAAAAGGCTCAGCAGTTGATTAGCGAAGCACCTAAGCTGTCGGTAAACATGGAAAAAGGCATCGAGACGGCTGTAAACAATGCTACAGCATCATCAAACTCAGCCAATTCTATGAGTGCTCTTGCTCAACAGTTCAGAGCAGAAAAACCAACGACAGGTTTGTTCGGTAACGCACAGAACATGTTCGCAAAACTTACCGGAAGCGATACAACATTGCGTGATTTGCGCATTCGCCAAAATGCCCTTGTTAACAGTCAGGTTCTTAAATTCCTACCTCCCGGCCCAGCAACGGATAAAGACGTTGAGATCGTTCGACAGGGTGCGCCAACTGACATGGATAACCCTGAGACGGTCGCAAGATGGCTTGATGCAATGGCAAACCTTGAGCGACGAAACGCGCAGTTTAATGAGTTTAAAGCCGAGTGGATGAGCGCGAATGGCAACCCTGGACAATCGCGTAATGGCGGTCAGATATTGGGGTTGGATGTTAAAAAAGGTGAATCATTGGGGAGTGCCGTTAAGCGGTATATGTCAATGAATACTGACGCAGCGCCAGCACAAGATTCGACACCTTCAGGAGAACCACGGAATCAGGTTGGATCATATACCTCAAAATCAGGCATTCAATTTACGGTGGAATGATGAAAGTAACTGCAAACGGTAAGACATTTACCTTTCCTGATGGTACGAGCACCGAAGATATTGGCACCGCCATTGATGAGTATTTTGCTGGTCAGGCTGTTCAGCAACAAACAGTTAATCAGGCCAATAATGCACCAACACGGGAAGAACCATCATTGATGCAACAAGCTGGCGATTGGCTCACTGGTGGTCAAAGTGCAGGGCAAATTGCAGAACAGGCTGGTCGTGGTCTGGTAAACATACCATTTGACGTATTGCAGGGCGGCGCAAGTCTGATTAATGCAATCAGTCAGGGGCTTGGTGGACCCAAGGTTTTGGATGATGTTTATCGTCCAGTAGACAGACCGACAGACCCCTACGCGCAAGCCGGTGAAACAATTGGTGGGTATTTAGTTCCAGGAGTTGGAACGGCAGGAAGCATGGCTATTGGATCACTGGCAGAGGCCGCAAATCAGAAAGGCGATTTCGCACAAAATGCAGCTAAAAATGCCGGAGTTAACCTTGCCACTCAGGGTGTTCTTTCCGCAGCAGCAAAGGGAATAGGGCGTGGAATAACGGCTATAAAAGGTGATATTGCGCCAGAAGTGGCGAAGAAAATTGCCACATCAGAATCGATGGGCGTGACACCAATGACATCTGATGTTATCCCGCCGAAAAATGCTTTCACTCGCGGCCTAACTCAGGATGCCGAGGGGGCTTTGCTCGGGACAGGCTCAAAGCGAGCGGAGCAATATGCAACGCGTAGTAAGCTGGTAAGTAATTATTTTGACCGTTTTGGTGAGTACAACCCTGATGATGTGGTGAAATCTCTTACCACCACGTTAAGGGGGCGGAAGGATGCCGCTGGCGCTGTTATCAATGACGTCACCAATAAAATGGGTAATGCCGCAGTTGATACCACAAATACCATGAATGCTCTGAATACAGCGATCGCAAGACAGGAACGGCTTGGGACGTCTGCCAATCAAAGCCTGCTTACATCCTTGCGTAACCTACGTGAAGAATTAGCAAACCCTGCAACTGATTTGGATGTTACGTTTGATCTCTTGCGTCAGCACAGAACAGCATTTAGATCTAATGTTCAGGGAGATGCTATGGTCTTCCCCAACCAGGCAAAAGCAGCTACCAATATGGTAGAGAATGCAATGTCAAAAGACCTTCGTAACGCAGTTGCTAAAAACCTCGGTGCATCAGACGCAGCAAAATACCTTAAAGCAAATTCTGATTATGCAAACGTTTATAATAAGGTGCTTAATAAAAACATTGCTAACAAGCTCAACAAGGCAAGCAGTGAAGCCAGTCCTGAACTTATAAATACCGTTGTATTAAGCAGAAAACCATCTGACGTGAAACGAATATGGAGCGCCCTGGATGATAAAGGGAAAGATGCTATGCGTGCAGCTTACGTCAGCAAAATAGCGGAAAAGGCCGGTGACTCTCCAGCCAAGTTCATCACTGAAGTTAATAAGCTGAAATCTCAGTCAGGCGGTGAAATTTACAACACTATTTTTTCTGGAAAGCACATGAAAGAGCTTGATGCTCTTCATGAAGTTCTACAGCAAACAGCAAGGTCAGACACCGCAAATGTAGTAACTCAGACGGGGCAATCACAAGCCAACAGGATAAGGACGATTGGCGCAACTGCGACTCTTGGTGTATCAATGGGGCTTGAGGCTGGCTTTGGTGCAATGATGCGTTTGTATGAGTCCAAAGCAGCAAGGAATGCTCTCTTACGTCTGGCAAACACTAAAGCTGGAACGCCAGCCTATGAAAGAGCGTTGAGTAACGCTGCAAATGCCATCAGGCCGCTGCTTGCTACTGAGGCAACACAGCAGTAACGTATGGGGAATTGGATTCAATCGTTAACATTTTCTTTTTACTTTTCCAACAAAAGCTTTGGTTGAATCCATATTCCCATAACCAGAAATGGTTTTCGACATTAAAACTGTTCCATTAGGATGTATTACCCATGAGTCGATAACTCGTTGAGTTTCGCCATTCGCGCCGATTCCAATGATGGAGTTTTTAGACAATGCTTTGTAAGCCATGCCGCCCGCATCCGTCCCAGAATATGTGATACTGGCATCTTCACCGTTTGTCTTAATGATGAATGTTCCACTAAAACCATCTTCTTCCGGTTGAAAATTATTTCGTTCTGAATAGCTTATTCCGTGCATATCTCCAACGACCCAGCACTCTGCTGAGACAGAAAACGAGAAGACAAGGAAAGCCATTGCTATAATCAATTTCATTTTAAGCCCTTATTGTTATTGATTCTTTTTGCACGGAAATGTTTTTCCTACTGCTAGGGCGGTTAGTATAACTGCACTCTCATTTCTTGATTCTGGGTTTTTGTTTAGATATTTCTCAACGATATCGGTGTATTGATACATGTCAACGCCATCAGGAGGACATAGAGAACCAATTAGTATCAATGAGTCAGTTACTCCGCGCAAATATCCAGTAATGTAAAGCGATGAAAAATCATCACCCTTTTTACCTTGTTGAATGTTGTAAAGAAGGTCATTACCCGTTTGAAGCTCGCGCAGCTCAGCACTGGAAGAAGAGACAACTGCTAACAAGAACAGTGATAGAAATCTCATTTCAAATCCTTTTCATAAATCTTTTAAGTGTCTCAAACACTATAGCCTTGAACTGCTCAGCCTGCTGATCAGCCAAGCGTTCAGCTTCGTCGCGATATCCTGTAATCGGTGATGGTTTTGATAGTGCATCCTGAACGATTTGTAATAACTCAGAGTTCATTGACCTTCCGTTAGCCTCGGCTCTTAATTTCAATTTTTCTCTTACTTCCAAAGGCATACGGAAGTTAAAGTGCGGATCATCTCTAGCCATGCCATCACTCCAAGTTAGTGTATTGACATGATAGAAGCACTCTACTATATTCTCAATAGGTCCACCGTGGACCTATATTGTGAGGTGAACATGAAAGGAATGAGCAAAATGCCACAGTTCAATTTGCGGTGGCCTAAAGAAGTATTGGATTTGGTACGCAAGGTGGCGGAAGAAAATGGTCGGTCTGTTAATTCTGAGATTTATCAGCGAGTAATGGAAAGCTTTAAGAAGGAAGGGCGCATTGGTGCGTAAAGTTGAAGCCCCAACTGCTGTAACAGTCAGGGCTTCGGCATCAACAAATCGGATTAGGAAATATTGACATGAAAAGTATAGCAAAGGCACAAAACGATTTCACCATCTTCAAATTCGGCGACAGTGAAATCCGCGTCATCAACAAGTGCGGTGAGCCGTGGTTTGTAGCTAAAGATGTTTGTGATGCTTTAGATTTGACTAACTCACGCAAGGCGCTTACTGCACTTGATGACGATGAAAAGGGAGTAACTTTAAGTTACACCCTTGGTGGTGAGCAGAATCTAAGCATTGTGAGCGAATCAGGTATGTATACATTGGTTCTGCGCTGCCGCGATGCAGTCAATAAAGGTTCAGTCCCGCACAAATTCCGCAAGTGGGTAACAGCAGAAGTTCTGCCTTCAATTCGCAAACATGGCGAGTATGTAAAAGGAAAGAAAACCACTGTTGAGGAAAGAACACCGCTACGCGATGCAGTAAACATGCTGGTAGGAAAGAAAGGACTTCGCTATGACGATGCATACAATATGGTTCATCAGCGTTTTGGTATTGACAGCATTGATGAACTTTCAATTGAACAAATCCCGCTGGCCGTAGAGTACATCCACAGGGTAGTGCTTGAAGGTGAGTTCATTGGTAAACAAGAGAAGAAAACCAACGAGCTTTCTGCAAAAGAAGCAAACAGCCTTGTATGGTTATGGGATTATGCCAACCGCTCACAGGCATTATTCCGCGAACTGTATCCGGCGCTAAAACAAATTCAATCGAACTATTCCGGCAGATGCTACGACTACGGTCATGAATTCTCGTATGTTATCGGAATGGCGAGAGACGTTTTAATAAACCACACACGAGATGTTGATATTAATGAGCCAGACGGACCAACGAATCTTTCCGCATGGATGAGACTTAAGAATAAAGAATTGCCTCCTTCAGTACATAACTACTGACAGATAACCAACGCAACGACCCAGCTTCGGCTGGGTTTTTTTATGCCCAAAATTCACCGTAGCTACGCTGCGGCGATTCCTTGTATCTGGAGCAAATTAAATGACAGACATTACAGCCAATGTGATCGTATCGATGCCTTCGCAACTCTTCACTATGGCTCGTTCTTTTAAAGCCGTAGCCAATGGCAAAATTTATATCGGTAAAATTGACACTGACCCGGTAAACCCTGAAAACCAGATTCAGGTTTATGTGGAGAACGAAGACGGCTCTCATGTTCCTGTATCGCAACCAATCATCATTAACGCTGCCGGATATCCGGTATATAACGGACAGATTGCCAAGTTCGTAACTGTGCAAGGCCATTCCATGGCTGTTTATGATGCGTATGGGGCGCAGCAGTTTTATTTTCCGAATGTGCTGAAGTATGACCCGGATCAGTTCAAAGTTTTACTGACAGGGAACGAAGGTTCGACATATATTGGAGATGGCGCAGGAACTGTAAGCGATTCGCTAAGAAGCTTGGAACATGAGTTTGAACTAATCCAAAGTTTGGATGAAAGGCCAAATCCACCACCTACAGAAGGATATTCAGGGTATAAGCGCTGGAACCCGATTCATGAAGATGGTTTTCAACTTGGCAGATATACGTTTAAAACTCCAACGCATGTTGATTTTCAGTTTGTATGCGATCCAATAAATAGTGACATTGGACCAATATTTTCTATGGGCATGGATGGTATAGATCAGCGATCAGCATTTTTTTCTCAAGACAGCTATGAAATTAGAAATGTAATGATGGATGGTGGCACGGCAAAGCTTGTTGAATTTGAGCCGTGGACATCTCATATGGCAACAGTAGAGAAATGTCGTGTTATCAATCCTGAAGATAGCAACGAGTGGGTAGTTAATTTTAAAGCACAAAATTGGTGGCCACATATTATAAATAATACATACATGGAATATAACGATCACGCCAATAATTTTGTCAAGGCAATTGATGATGGCGGTAACACAACAGATAGATATTCAGGAAATAGTAGGCTTTTTATTGCATTTAATAGATGTGCATGGCAGGGTGGTAGCGCTGTCGGTACTGGCATTATGTCATATACATCTGCTGTCGCAACGAGAATAAAAGACAACTCCGCACAGAATGCAAAAACATGCGTTATTTTTGGATATCCATCAACGTTTTCTTCAGTTGATGGACTTTATTGCGAGATGGCATTTGGACACCAACAAGTCGTACAAATTGGCGATTCAGAAACGACATCGCAGCAGATACTGACTGACATCACTATAAATGATGTTTATGCTAATTTACATGGCATAAACTCAAACAGAATAATTGTTGCTGGGAATGATGATGTGATAATGAACTATTTGGAGGTTGACAAGGTATTTATTTCAAATATTCCAGGGTCAGGTTTTATTCAGCCAATAATATCAATTAACGATTTGCCATATCAAAAGATTGTTGCCGGAAGGATTGTCGCTGAAAATATGCCGCTTCTTCCGTTAACATCTAACCATGTTTCTGTTATTGATAAATACAATGCAAATATACCAGCTCTGAATGGTGACATTATTTATATAGAGAACAGCACAGTAAGTATTCCTCCCAACTCATCAACTGCTGTGGCTCCTGGATGGTTTGCAAGATCAACATCTAATACAGTGTTTACTAGGAGTGGTGCAGGGATTCCAAACAATGCATTGAGAATGAGTCGTTATATTGCATCTGTTCTTAGTGATGCTGGTGCAACGACATCGATTATATTCGAACATCCACGAGCCGACTTGGTGAATGGTGAGGCAGTGACAGTCCAGGCTTTGTTTAACGCTGATGTTGAACTAACATTTTTAGTGCACATATATGTAGCAAATGACAATGGAGCAAGAACTACACTACTTTCAAAAACATTAGTAGGTGGAGGCTCGTGGAAGGAAATGACCTTTACGGTTGGAGTTTCAGGGGTTGAAAATACTAAATCATGTATAGTTGTAGAGATCGGAGCCACAACACCATACTCTACTAATATTTTTGTCACAGGGCATCGCATGAACAGAGGTCGCTTTGGCCTGTGCGGAGCGGCTAATACTTTTAGCTACGCTGAAACTGAAAGGATGAAGTCGGATTATGATTATATAACCCCATAGAAACTAACTGAAGAATAAGAACAAAAATGATGTGGGAATAGTTAGATTAGATCTTCTTGATTTTTTCGAAAAATCTAATGATGTAATCGCTATTCCTGCACGTAGTTTATGTTATAACTATCTTATTTCTATACTAATAGAAACATGTTAAAAACACGACGTAAATATTTTCATCCATCTGGAGACATGTCACTTTAAATGGATGTTTCAGTGATTTTTAAAAGTATCATGTCAGTGCTGAATGAGCTAGATACCCATGTATTTAATAGCTTTTTTATTTGATTGGCAATTTTTATATGATAATCATGGTAATTTTATATATGTCATGATCGAAGAGTATTTTACTATACTAACAACTAGTGATAATTATAGCAATGCATGGCGATATGCTTTATAATTTGATGAGACATTATCAAATATGGCACTCATTTATTATAAATATTTTTGTAAGAACAAGTATAAATTAAAGGGGGCAATACCCCCCCCAGTAAACAACACTAACCTTCAGCTACTATAATTTCTTTTCTCTTTCTTCTTAAGAACGGCTTTTCGATATAATAATAAGAAACAGTCGCCAGTAATGTAGTTGCAAAAAGACTAAGAGCTATGGATGGGATGAATTTATTAGTTATATTATTTATAATAATCTGTTGTACTGGGAATGCGTATATATACAAACCATAAGATATATCAATCCTTCCGTTTATAACCCTGTCTTTAATGGTTAGGCCAAGAACAATAACTATAACCGACAAACATAGTGGCGCTACAATTTGTATTTCCGGCTTACCAGTCACGGCAATAAGCAACAATAAGGCAGTAATTAACACTTGCTTTTTATACTTCAACCATGACTCAGTAGTCATTGACAATAAAGCACCAAAAAAGAATGGCATGCCAAATAATGATAATGATTTAAAAGGCACACTAAAATATGTGTAATTTTCAGGATAGAAGTTGAAAATTATTGTGGAAAGTATGCATGTAACTAATAATAAAGCAGGCCCGACCCATGTGAACGATATAGAGAGCGCAAGGCCAATTATTAGATAGCATGAAAATTCTATAGGCAGCGTCCAAAGGCTTCCATTAATAACATGAGGGTAAAAGTAATCAGAAAACACTCCATCCACATAACTCTGCAGGAAAACAGTATTTCTTATGATATTTAAGTATGGCTGGGAAGAAAATAAATATGCGTAACTATTATTGGAGTTAAATTCTACTGCGACAAATAAATACATAACAACAGAGCATACAAATAATGCAGGAAATATACGCAGACACCTTTTCCTCATGAACTCGATAAACGAACCAGATGAATTAAAACTTTTTGGCATTAAGAAACCAGATAAACAAAAGAAAATTGCAACTGCGACCGCACCATAACTATCCCATTGAAGAAAAACAAGGCTCATGATCACCAGATAACCTGAAGTGATGAGAAAATAAAACCATGTAGGCGGCGATATGTCTAATTATATCAAATGAATTATTTCGCTCGCTCATTAAAGCTCCTCATAATGTATAACACATGTTAAGTTATTTGGGTGAAATTGTAATGCTGAGGATGCTGTGCATGATTGTAAACACCTAGAATAGACACATAGGTAGCATGTGCAAGGCGCAATTAATGACTGCATGAAGCAACTCAGTAATCAAAAGCATGAAGTCTATCATCCAAGCCTTAATCGATCTATGACTTGCTGTGGTTGATGAGACAAAACTGAGACAAACAAAGCTTTGCACTGGATTGCAAGACTTTGTGCTATTCGATAGTTAAGGTGTATCACTCCACC